GTCATGTACTGATATAGAGATGCAGGTAAAGATTCTTCAAACCACAGCTCCAAAGGATTTCTAATATTAAATCCTATTTCAGGTACATCTATTTCAGGTTCACCTACATATTGTGTATCAGAGTACTTTCCTAATATGCTAGACATAAAGATCTGGTCTAAACTTTCTTAGAGCCTTCTTTGCTTCTGCAATACCACTTTGATCTTTAATTTTCTTTAACATAGGACTGCTATCTATTATAGCATCTTCCCAAGTAAATCCTCCAGGTGTTCTAGGATTAGATACAATATTACCATCTTGTTTAGGTACAAATGTTTCTGGTCCATCTTCACCTACTGTATAAGTTCTACCTGCTTGTACTGGACCACCCATAGCTTTTCCTTCTTTTTTTCCACTAAAGATTGTCATACGATATTCTTCATCACCAAAGAATCTAGCAATAAAGTTATTTTTCTTAATACCCCATTTACTAAACACAAGTTCTTCTGCTTCTTTAAAGTCTTGTTGTGTAGGTTCTTTACCATCAGCAAGTTTTACAGCTGTTGATATTATAGTTTCTTTTAACTGTGTTTTTTCTTGTTCAAGTCCTTCACCAGTTGTAGTAAGATATGTACCTATACTAGTTTCAATAGATGAACCATATCTTTCATAAGCATCTCTATAGTTATTAATATCTTCTTTATTATCAATAGCAGTAAATCCATTAGGACCATTTGCAATAAGTATAGCTTCTTTTTTCTCTGAGAAGTTCTGACTTTTAACCCATTTACGATATGCTTCAACCTCACCATAATCTGATTGTGATATTTCAAGATCTAATTCAGCTTGTTCATTTTGTATTCTTTGTGCTTGATGATCTAATATTAATCCTTTTGTTCTTTCATCTGTGTTTTTATTAGTTAATAATGCACCTGTAAGTTCAGCTTGTAACATTTCAGGATAGACAGATAATAATTCGCTCATTTTTTGATTATTTAAATTTGCTGCTGTAATTTGTTCTGCCATTAGATCAACTTTACCTTTAACAAGTTGTATTTGATCACCTTCAGTAGCTTTTGCTACATTTAAAGCTACTTCTTGTAGATCGTTATTTAAATTTAAATTTCTAATGTTAGCTTTTGTTTCTGTCTCAAAGTATTCAGCTTTAGTTTCAGCCACTGATGTACCAGCTTCTGTAGTTCTAATTGTAGCTTGGTTTTCACGATATTTATTAAACTGTTCAATAACAGTACCATCTTTTTGTCTTGAAAGTTTTTTGTTTTGTTTTCTTAATTCTTGATTAGTAACAAACGCTTGTGTAGCTTCCATAGATGGTGCTAGTGCTTCACTAATACCTTTACCTTCACCAGCTGCTTTCATCAAATTTAAACCCATAACAAAAGCAGGATTGTTCATAACTCTATCCATACCTGATTGTTCACTAGATGCAGATGCATATTCAGAATCTGCTAGTGCCATTGTTTTCAGTGCTTTTTTTTCTCGTTCATCATTACCACTATATAAATCATCAAGTACTTTAGACATGTCAAATTTATCATTACTCATGTAACCTACAAGATCTAATGTTCCATCACCTTTAATAGAACCATTATTTGCAAACCAAGTTTGATAAAACTCTTGTCTATTTAATGGTTGTCCACTTCCAAAAAAACCAGTGTTGCTAAAAGATCCACTTTGTTGTGGTTGCATAGCATTTTGAAATATATTTTGAAATCCTTGATACCAAGGGTGATTAGTTCCATCATGTGCCATTATGCAATCCTCCTAAAGTCTACATCAATTTTATTATAGTCAACAATGTCGTATCCACGTGCATCTTTAGTTGATGCATATGGTACTTCATCTGACATTACACCACGATATGTATCTTCTGAACCTATATATTTAAATTCATAAATATTAATACCTGATGGTGATTTGCCAACTATTCGATATTCTTTTTTCAATCTTCGATCACTAAAGAATCCTAATGCTGCACCTCCTAAAGCACCCATCATAGGATTTCCAGGGAACATACTAGCTCCTGACATAGCTCCACCTAAAGCTCCTGTCATTGCATTATATTTAGGTACAGGTTGAGACATAGTTGTCATTGGGAATTGACCACCAATAGGTAAAATAGTACCAGCATATTGTTGTAATCTTTGATATGGAGCCATTTGTTCAAACTGATATCTTTGTAGATCTTCTTGTAGATATTGACCAGCATAGCCTTCTCTTTGTTGTCCTACATTACCTAGTAAATTAGTACCCATCATAGCTCTTTGATCCATAGCCTGTTGAATGCCAGGCAACATACTTGCAGCATTCATTTGATTAGTTTGTCCAAACATATTAGCTTGTTGCTGTCTACCAAGCTCTTGTTCTCTAAATTGTAAAGCTGTAGGGACATAAGCATTACTAAACTGTTGAGCTACTGCTGCTTGAGCTTGAGGTGAAGATCCAGTTCTTCCCATACCAGCAAATTGATCTTGTACACTATCCATAGCTTGACCAGCAAGTACGTCTCTATAATCAGATAAAGATTGTCCACCAGCATATGTAGATGGTGCAAGTCCACCTGCATAGCCAGATAACATATCTGCAGATTGGCTATATAAGGGAGATCCTCCCATCATTCCATAACCAATATTCTCTTGTCCTGCTAATGATGCTTCTGTCTGTCCTGACATAGGAACAACAGTAGAACCAGGATAGTACTGCATACCAGTACCTGATGCATAGAGGTTTGCAGCCTCATTCATTATATCCTGTAAATAGGGTTCGGAAGGACCGTAGGGTTCCGCTGTAGTTGTTGTTTCTTTGGTTTCGTTTCCACCTCTAGACATATTATAATTTCCTCTCTAGGTATACATGGGTTTTTTTAAAATTAAATTTTTTAAGTACTCGTTCCCAACCAGGTCGAGATACTGCTTCAAAATGAGTACAATCTTGACTCTTAGCATATTCTGCTAATTTATCCATATTATGTACCCAGTCTTTCATATTGCGACCAGTCATAATAAAGATACTAAATGTTTTTGAGTTAGGTCTTAAAATTATTTCAGTTACACAAGTAGCATAATGTGCATCATCTTTTGGTTTAGATGGATCCCAACCTATCCATAATTGCATTAAACCATCAATACAGTTTTTTTTAATATCTACTGAATTATAATGATTACCAGATCTAGATAAAGCATTTGATATATGTTGATCAACTAGATTCCATGCTTCTTCTACATTTTCACTTGGTATAAAAACTGAATCAATCATGATATTTCTAAATAACTCATAACTAAATGTAGTTTGTTTGCTGTATTAGCTGTTAGTTTTAATGTATCTCCATGTTCTATTACTAATGGATGTGTTAATAATTCACTTGATCCGTTAGATGAAATGCTACCAGCATTAGAAATATTAAATGTAGATGCACCATTTACAATAACTAAACTAAATGTACTACCTCCGCCATCATCTGATAATAACATAGACTTAATTATTGCAGTAGTTTTAGTAGCAGGAGATATTACATCTACGGCAGATGTTGTAGTAAAATCTATTTTTTTGTTTTTATAAGCATGTGCCATTTACAATTCTTTCCAAAATTTATCTAAAGCATTTTCATGTTCACAAATATCACATTCACATTTAGAACATTTATTTTCACAATGACATTCATGATTGCAATTTATGCAAGAAACCATGCTGCTACCTCTGCATTTTGTTGATTCTGTATATTTACTAAAGTATTAACAATATCTTCAGATACTAATTGAAAGTTAGCTTCATTTGTATCTTGATATATGTAATCTATATTATTTTGTTCTGACATTACCAACCACTTGCATCATTACCACCACCAACAGAACCACTATTAGTTCCTCCTGACATACCAGTATCAGGATCACCGTAACCCCCTATACCATCACGATTACCAAAAGCTTCTGCTAATTTATCTTTTTGTGATTGAGGTCCATCTTGCTTACCTTCGCCTTGACCTTGGTTCATAACAGATGCAATTTCTTTAACTTTATCTTCTTCTTGTTTTTTTAAAGCTTCTTGTAAAGCATCAAGATCTGTTTGAGGTCTATAATAAATATATGGACTTTGAATTTCATTAGAGCTTATAGGCATTCTACCTAATTCATCCATATAAGATTGTGCAGTACCATAACTAGCACCAGGTAAGTTATATACAGGTTGTCCTGTAGAACCTGACATTAGAGTATTGCCATCAAAATAGTTAGCAACTGGACCCATTGAACCAGAAGGTTGACTAAATGATAAACCACCTATTCTACCTAATAGTGAATTATAATGGTTCATTTGCGGATTAATTGATGTATATGGTGTATTATATGCACCCAATAAACCCATACCTTGTCCTGGTTGTAATAACATTATCTATAGCCTTCCTGTATTGCTTCTATATCTAAACCCTGTGCATCAGACCATGTTGTTGCACTTGGTATATTAAGTTGAATTTTAAAATATCTAGCTGACCTGTGAAAAGGTATTGTGCCAGTTGTATGCATTGTAAACGGTCCATCAGTTGATGGCGTATTAGCTACTTTATCTCTAAATAATAGAAATCCTTTTGCAGCATCTGTATCTACTATTGGTCTGCATCCTGTAACCAAAGCTCTCATATTAGGAGCTATTTCAGATTCCCCTGTTTGTAGGGTTGCTTCTAAATTTGATCCACTAAAGTCACCTAAATTGTGTGTAGCGTCAAATACTTTTAATGATGGTAAACCACCACTATATCCTGCATCATCAAATGATGTTGTCATTGCATCAATATCAGTACCAGCAAGACTATCTAATTGTTCTAATGTAGATCCTTGAGATAAAGCATTAAATATAACTTCATGATCCAATTCTACTAATGACCATCTATTGCTTTCATAATGATATATAATCATTTTATCATTAGCAGTAGCATTAATGTTTAAATTAACAGATGGGTAGGACCATATAATTAATTTATTTTCTGCATCATGTGTAGCTCTTACTCTTTCAGCTAAGTCTGGTTTTATATCACCTGCAAAAAATCTATCTACTTTACCATTACCAATAGGTTTTGATCCATTACCATCAGTAACATAAAAACCATCAGCAGAATAAAAATACACTAAATTACCTACTTTAATAATAGACTTACCTTGTATTGCGCCTCTGTTATCTTCTATTCTTCTAAAAGAAAAAACAATAGCACCGCCACGATAGTCCATTCGTGTAATTCTATTTTCTTGAAATATTAATCCATACTGTCCACCAGTTATACCAGTAACTACACCACCTTCAGGTAAATCTTCTATATCAGCTAAATTTAATCCTGCTGTCCATGTTGTTGCATCATTTACTGCAGACCACTGTACTCTATTTTGAAATGTTCCCTGATATCCAGTAACTACAAAATTGTTTACAACAGCTGCATGTCTAAATGCAGGGGCATTTGTAAGTGTAGAAAAATTAGAAGATGTACCCATAGTAAATTTTTGTGGTGTTTCATTGCCATTAAAAGCAATTATATCTTCACCAAATTTAATAAAGTCCCAGTAATGATGTACTGTAGTACCAAAAGTTTGACTGCCACTAATATCATTAAATGTGTTAGAACTTAATCTATATAGTTTATCAGCTTTACCAGCAAATATATAAGATGTACCACCATCATCTTTAAATGCAGCAGCTCCATGTACCCTTGTAGCTAAAGCTGATATATTTGGCTGTGCCTGTATAGCTTTCCAAGGTCGATAACTATTTACTGCAGGATAAACATTTAGTGCAACAGTTGCACCAGGATTTAAATGATCTGGTAGGTCTGGTAGCCATTCTGCAAAAGGTACTTGCATTAGTTTACGTTATCTAAATTATTATGGTTAATATCTGTTCTTTGTACCAATGGTGTAGCATTATAAGATTCTTTTTCATCATGTGCATTAATTAAATTAATACTGTTAACAAATTGTTCTTTCCATTGTGCTACAATATTTGGATCTATACCTCTAATAAAATTAGAAGCATGATATAATGCTCCATATAAATAAACATTAGGATGGTTTAATAATATATAGTTTGATGTATTTGTGTTTGATAGTGCATCAAAAGCT